AGCCAACAAACTGAACATGCTTATCAGTAGGTGATGATAAATTTACACCTTTACCAATAGCTACACATAAAAAATGCGTTACTGCTGTTTGTAAAGCTGCTGAACCACCTGCTACAGATGCTGAATAAATTGCTCCAACTTCAAACATTTCCATTTGAGCTTGTCTGCGAAATTTAACAACTGTGTGATGTCCATTAATTCCACCAGTTGCTGTATCAGCAACATCGGTACTTGTTATAGGAGTTTTAACGCTCCTCTTTATAAAGTATTCGTCTTCCATCCATTCAAAAATCGGCACGGGTGTTTGAACAGCCCCAGCACGACCTGAAATAGATAGCAAAGGTGTTACGGATTCATTGTAATAATAAATCTTTGGACCTAATTCGAGTACTTGTCTTTGTGTTCCGTCAGAAAACTGCGTTGCAGTTCCTGCTCCATAAGTAGACATTTGTCATACTCCTTTATTTTAAGGTTATTTGCTAAATTGCATAATCCCCTTCATAAAGCCATCTAATTCTTTTTCTTCAGGTTTCTTAACAGGAGTAGGCTTACCTTCAATAGCAGCGCCACTTTGAACTTTTTCCATCTCGAGAACCTTCGTTGAATCTTCTTTCTTTTTTTCTGAAGGTGAATTTGCATTTTCTTCTTTTTCATTTAGAACCTTCCACACCTTAACCATATTAGAAGTTGTTACATTGTCAGGACTTTTCATAAAACCATAAAATGATTGTATTTCTTCATCTGACATACCAAGTGATTTAAGTTCGTTAATTTCAGCTTGTCTAGCTTTTTTAACGTTATCTTCTGCACGAACTCCTTCGAAATGTTGCATAGCTTTTTTTGCACCTTGGTCAATTAACCATTGGTCATATTCCTGCCTCCAGACTTGGGAAGAAGAACCATCGTTTGCTTCTTCAAGTATATCATAATCTTCTGGTTTTTGAGGAGGACCACTAGCTTCTTGCTTTGCTGCTTCCTCTTGTAATTTTTCAACTACATTAGGATTCTTTTTTAGCCAGTCATCTATTATTTCTAGTTTTTCGTACTTTGTACTCTTATCACGAAGTTCGACTTCTGCTTTATCTTTTGCGCTCTGAATATTCTTATACGCATCAGCAAGTTTTTTCTTACCTTCTTCACTATCTTCAAACTTGTTATCAATAAGCCATTTTTTAACTTCTTCTACAGCTTCTTCTTCTTTTTGAGTTATTTCTTCAGATTTTTCTTCTGAAAGCTCAACAGATTCTTCTGTGTTTGATTCTATTTCATTTTCCACTTTTACTTCTTCAGAGCTTTCTGGGGGTACATTAAAATCATTTAACATATCCATTAAGTTATCTTTATTAGTATCTTGTGTACTTGTCGTATTTTCAGCCATTCGATGCTCCTTATTTTATGGTTATCCTAATCCCATTTGTTCGTCAAAAGGGTTAGGAGCCTGATTTTCTGAGTTAACCGTGCTTCTAATGTCAGCTAAATCAATAGCTGTTTGGTCTGTCATTTCTTTTTGCTTTCTTTCCTCGTTTTTTGCTGTCGCCCTCAAGTTGCTTACTGCCTGTTGTACAGGCTTAGTTGCTTCAGAAACCTCTGCTCTCATTTTGCTATGGAACAATTCTCTATCTCTAGTTTGCAAATCGCCAGATAATGCTTTTACTTGTTGAGATAGTTGTTGGTTCTGCGCTCTTAATTGTTCTATTTCACTCATTCTTGCCATTAGGGATGGTTTGTCTACATCTCCTTGTAAGCCCATAATTACCTGTGTTTTGTCATATATACCTGCTTGTAATAATTGTATATCCCTAGACAAATCAGCAGTTGGACTTTTTGAACGAGTGCTACCAATTACTACATGAATATCTACTTCAGCAGTTGTTACATCATACATTCTTTCAATAGCTAATGTATAATCATTAATAACTGGTACATTAATTTTTAATTCTTTTTCTATTCCAATAGGATTTACTACCCTTAATACTCTTTCTTTATCATACACATAAGGTACATATTTTGATACAATTTTACCAACATGTGTTAACATATCATACACAGGTAATATCTTCCAATTTTGTTTTCTTGAAGATGCTTCATCCATAATTCTAGCTTCGCCAAACGTACCTACTGCACCAGAAGGATTCCCTTGTTGGAATTTGTAAGCACCAAATACAGTTTCTATATCTGTTTCATAACGTTGCTTTTCTACATAAAGTTGGGAACTTATTGCAGGTGGAGATAGTTCTTTTATTTTACCTTCACGGAGCGCTGAAGGATTTGCTCTAATAATCGCATTAGGAACAAACCATTTTTCTAATTCTTCTGGGTCAATCGCACCATCCTCATAAATTAATTTAAAGCTAGCTGTACTAGTAGCGTGAGAAATAAGCAATGCCTCAGTTCTATTTAACATTCTTTGTGGAGTTTTTGCATGCCTTACGTCACCAGCAGGATAGGGATTGCCATTATGCTCATTACAAGCAGGAACAATAGGATAATCTTCTAATGGTAAAACAATATCATATATTAGTGCATCACCAATTACAAAAGTTTCTCTAACTCTTGTAACATAAATTTTTTCTTCTTCAACTTGATTTTCTTTTATATAGGCTTTATAACGTTCAGAATTTTTAAATTCATCAAATTCTTTTTTGTTAAAACTTTTTTGTCTGCTTGTTAGCTTATCTGTTAATAATACTTGCTCTTCATTTACCTTTGACCAACGTATATACCTTCTAACTTTTGGTTGCCCGTCATCATTAACATCTGTTCTACGAATAATTTCATCTCGATTATATTTAGCAGTAGCGTATTCATCATCTCTATAATCTTCGTTTGCGTCTTCAATTTCTTGAGCATGCTCTGGAAACATAACCTTCATAGCATCTTTAGTGCTAACATCTGAAAGCATAATAGATGCTGCATCTCTAAAGAATGGGTCAGTTGAGTTAGGGTCAACGTATATATTTTCTGGAGCAACTCTTTTTATCTTTATGCCACCCCTGCCTTGTTCTGCTTGCCAATCAGGATATACATACATATATCCCATTCCTTTTACAGTATAATCTTTTACAATACTTCTAAAATGTCTATCACCATCAGAATCGCTCCATATTTTATCTAAAAGTTTATTGTAAACAAATGCTACTTCCGAATCTGTTTTGCCTACAGGTCTTACATCCCATTCAGGACTAGAGCCTGCAACATTTGATAAAACCTGTTCAACAGCAGGTCGTATTTTATTATTTGCTTCAGGAGGTTGCCCGACACCTATTAAATAATCTTTTTGCGATTGGGTAAGCTGTATACCTAAATAAAATTCTTCATCCTCTGCCATTTGAAATTTATGTTCTTCAGCAGAAGATTGATACAGGATATACTCATTATTTATGTCAGACGCAGAAATTTCGTCAAGTTTGATATTTTTTAAACTTATCATACTACCACATATTAGTTAATAATTTGAATATTATGCAAATATAGTTTTTCCAGTTTGCCAATCAATTCCACGAAATGTAGAACGACTTCTATACTCTGCCCCATCGTCATCGTAACCATGTCTAGGTGCATAAATATCATCAATAGCCCATCGTAATGCATCTAGTGTGTCTTTTTTAAAACTACCATGCTCTTTAAAATTAAGTAATTCTTGTTCTAGCTCCCAATGGGTATCTTTTATTTGCATAGCATTGCTAGCAAAGTAGGGCTGAAGCTGTTTAATTCTATAATATTTGCTTTTAATTGCTTTTTTAGGGTTAATGTTGTAAAACTTTCCAGTTCTTTTCGATTCACGCATCATATAATCTGATAACATTACATGACCAGTTTCTTCTATATTAATAAGCTTTGGTTTATAATGTTCCATCATTTCAAATAATTTATCAGCTAAATCCATTGGAGCCATTTGACCTCTATGGTAATCAATAACATAAACATTATTTTCAGCATCTACAGCAATTACCATAATAACAGAAAAGTCTGCTTTTACATTTTCACTTGAAGCAGGGTCAACACCCATAAAAACATTTACAGGTATTTCCCATATCTCATCTTCAACTTGTTGGACAATAACAGAAAAGTCATTATTGTTTCTAAAGTGTCCATCCCAATAATTAATGTTTTCTTTTTTAAATACACGAAAACTATCATCCATAGGAATATTTTGATACTCTTGATAAAAATATGCTACATCACCTTCGGATACAAGTCTATCTCTTTCAGCTATAAGCCAATCATAAGGTCTATAAGATTCCCATAAAACCTTAGGTTTACCTTTTTTATCCAATACTTCCTTACCACTTGCAGAAAAATGCCCAGCATCATTCTCTTGTAAAATTGCTTGATAGAACAATGTATCCCATCCTTTAATCTTACGCTTACCATTTCTATCGTAAGCAAGTGGACCAGCTATACGATTAAGGTATGACTCTTCATCTACAATTGTACCAATAAATATTAATTTAGAATCACCTGAACCTGCAATAACAGCACCATTTAGCCATGAACGAAATTGGTCACGCAATGTTTGCGTTGCTGTATTGCGCTCACCTTCACCATCATCTATAACAGTTAAGGTTGGGCGATATGCTCCATACTTTAAACCACGCACTTTTTGCCCTGTACCACGAATTAGTACTTTACAAAAACTATTTGGTACCCCATTTTCATCAAAGTCTGCAATAAATTCTTTTTCTTCTTTACCCCAATTACGACCTTTTCTGTCGCCAAAGAAATAACGCAGCTTTTCATTAAACTCTATCTCATTGCCAATGGTTTCTAAATAAAACTTAGATTGTTTTTCTGATTCTGAAATAAGCAAAATAAATTTTTCTTCACCAAATAAAATACGATGCAATGGATAAATTAAATTTATCAAAGTAGACTTTGCATGACCACGGGGTGCAACTACAGCTAATTTAGAACCTACATCTAAATTAAGCAGTTTAGACACAATCTCTTTATGAAATTCTGGAGATTCACTTCGAATATGATAATGCATAGGTTGTGCAGGGTCGCCAAGAATAAATTTAGCAAAAAAGAATATATCCAAATACATTCTTCTCATTAATTCTTCTCGTTCCTGATTCGTGTAGGAAAGTTCCATTATTTACGTTTTTTTAATTTACTTAATCGTGCGTATAATTCTTGTTTTTTCTTTTTCTTCATTTTACTTAACGTAGTTTTCATCCTAGATGAACCATCTGTAAAACGCAGTTGATTAGTTGACAAGTATTTAGGCATCAGCTTTTCCCATTATATAATTTTCATAAACATCTACTTTTTCTGACAACACATCTACTTCTTTTATCATGTCAAGTATCAATGCCGATACCTTTGGCTCTACAAATAGTTCTGCACCATCCACTACAATTATACCAGAGTAGGAAGTATCAATCTCTATCGTACTTGTTGCTTTCGGCACTTTCCGTTTCAATAACACCTTCGATTCCTTTTTCTTTGACAACATGCATTAATCTGCCAATATCTTTATCGGAAAGTTTTTGCCTAGCTTCAGCTAGCAGTTTCTTATCTCCATCTGATATCATAATAATATTTTGTGTCTTCTCTTCCTTTTCTTTTTTTGTATGCCCAAGCAAATCAGATATTCTGTTGAGTGCATTTAATTTTGCATTTGGAGGTGCATCATTAACAAACTCACGATATTGAGTAGCTACCCAATCATCATCCATCCCATGTTCCAGTAATTTTTCACGCATATTCATGCTAATCCTATCAATGATATGTTTTTTTCGTAAAATTCTAACACCTCTTCTAAGCGCTTGTTTGGGATTGTTGTCGCTGAAAGCGTGTGTGTAAGCGTCAACGATTGAGGCTGTGTCGAACTTGTTGTTCTTGTCCATTTGACCATGTTTGGATAAGTAGTCAGCGAACTGTTTTTGGAGTACAGTTGCTGGGATGTTGCGAACATATTGCTTATAAACGAGGTCATCTCCTGTCCAGCATTTTTGTTCTTTGGCATAGATTTTTTTATAATAGGTTGGTGTTTCTCCAAAACCTGTACGAATAAAAGTAATCGGTTTGCGCTTCCCTTTAAGCTTGTTGACACGCTTTCCAGTAACTCTAACCACCATATTATCATGAGTGCGTATCCAATCGCCAATCTCTGCGTTACGCCAGTTTTCGATTGCTTTAATTCCAACAGAGTCTGCTTCATTGACTTCATATATTTCAAACTCCTTACCTTTGCAGGTTGCTTTCAATTTAAAATGGTGTCTTTTCTTCTTTTTCTTCTATCTTGTAGCTAACGTATTCTAAACCACTATTCGCTGTTTTTTTCCAACCTGCTACGCTATATTCTACGTTATTTATTTTAAATGTACCAGTATAATCTGGCTGCGTTTCTTTATTCTTACCTTGATTAGCAAAGATGCTACCAGTCATATCTTTTTGTTCATACGCCATAATGTTTCCTTTCTTATGTGTTTAGGTGATTAAACCTAAGGTTTATAAACTATATAAGTAAACCTTTATTTTATATAAAACTAATATTCTTTTAAATAAACCTTAGGTTTACTGCAAGCAGAGCTACAAAAAGCCATTAGCTTTTGCATAGCTACCCTAATAGGGACCCTAATAGCCACCCTATACGTTTTGTAAAAATAGTAAAAAATTTTTATGGAGGGTACTATATATATAACGGTACCCCTCGGATACCGATTTGCTCCTCTAATATTACGTTGACCTGACTTTTTTCTCGTCAATAAAACAGCTTAAATCGCTCAACTTCGCAACCAATTATATTTTTGCTAGCTCTAGCCTATAATTCACCCTTAATATATACCAGCCGAACAATCGGCAAAAAAACAATAACAAAAAGGAGTGTCAATAATGATACTATTCGACGACAACAAAATAACAATCGATGATAATAACTACACAATCACTATAAAAAATGCTAGCTCTGAAACCCTAGCAATACTTGAGGACTTTGAAAAGGATTTTGGTTTCTCATTAAATGAGCTTCCGAACCTTGATTTGCCCCTCGATTTATATGTTAGGGCATTAGAAGACCAAGTCAACAACCAAATACTTGCTCAGCTATGTGATGAAAACCCTCATTGGGATTGTGAAACCGATGCTTATGATAGGTTCATGTAAATAGATAGTCTAACTATCCTTAAGAAAAACCCTGCGATTAAATTCGTGGGGTTTTTTTTTGCTCAAAATGTACGTTTATAGCCTTTTTTTATTCTAGGTAAGGTCAATATACCCTCCGAGTTAGAAAACCCCATAAAACCCCCAAAACAAGCGTTAAAACAATACACAAATAACCAAGCGCAACCCCATAACCCCCCAAAACAATAATAAACCCCCAAAATTTACCCAAATTCAGCCGAACCCTTACGCATAGGATAAAATACAAATCCTTGGTTTTGGCATAGGTTTTGGCATCGGTTTTGTGCCGAGTATATTTTATTTATTTTTGTTTTTGTTTTATTACGAGGATATCATTAAACCACATTTTTAAGGTTTATATTAAGTATGAATGTAAATGAATACTTAATTAAACCATATAAAAATGAGGTAATATGATAACCATCGAAAACAAAACCATAAAAAATGAACAGGGCGAACCGAATACTTTTATATCGGTAAAGTTGACGGGTGAAGAGTCATTCGCTTTATCTCCTCATAATAAATTTAAAACCAAAAAGAAAGCCAAAAAATTCGTTTCTAGCGTCAATAGAAGGATGAAGCTCAGAGGCAAGCATTACTACATAGCTTCAGCTATGATTGAAAAAGCTAGCAAAGAGAACGAAGCCAATTTAACCGACAAACTAAAAGATAAATTTAACGGAGGTATTTAAGTGAGGAAAAATACACAGCACACAATCAGCATAATGATTGATATGGTATTATTTGTAGCATTGTTTATGCTAGCAAGTAGTTTGATAGGTTTATCAATATACTTATTCAGCAGATTAATTAACCTATTTTAAGGAAAAATATAATGACTTTAACAAGAAATAGATTCTTACGAATCTACAAATTAAAACACGGATATTTAGGAGTTATAAACCTTGGTAATAAAGAACTTCAGTTTGGTTTAAAATTAACAAAACCGAGATACTTTGCTTTAGTTTTAACTAAAAAGTATGGAGAATATAAAACCCTAATAAAAATAGGAGATTTTAATGGCTAAAAATAAAAAAATAATAAAAGAATGCGTTATTTGTAAAGAAGTAATACCTCAGACTATTATCGGTGAATTTATATGGGATGATGGTCATAACGCTGAACCTGTTAAAAAGGGCAGGTGCTGTACTCATTGTAATGATACAGTAGTTATACCGACAAGAATAAGTTTATTGGTTAAATCACAATGACTATTAATTGGAAAAATCATTTTAATAATAAAAAATCTAAATTAAAAAAGAAAAGCCACAGAGTAAACTTCCCTAAAAAGGGAAGGGATTGGCAAAAAGAAAAAAAAGAAAAGGAGAGCAAATAATGAAGGTATTTGTTGAGCATATGATAAACAATAATGGCAATGCTGTTAAAAATCAATTCATAACGCATACAAGTAATAAAAAAATATTTCAAAGTTATGAAACAATAATCGCCACTATTGATGATGATGGTACTGTAACGCTAGATGGTAAATGTTGGAACTATTCAAGAACAACAAGTAAATATAGAAATATGTTCTTAAATGAAACCACGAAAAGCACCGAAGAGAAAATTAAGGATGGAACGTTCAAGCTAGCAAACTTAAACACAACACTATGGTAGGATTATATTTAACATACTTGAATAAATGAAAGTATGATAAATATAACCACAATCCAAAAATCGAAAAACAATAAGCGAAGGAGTATTATATGAACCCTTACACTTTTACCCCTGATGAAGTATCAGGCTTTACCACTAGAGAGCTAAAGCTCAAGTGCATTGAAAAATGTAAAGCCAAAGGTATTAAGTCCTCGTGGGTACAGAGCTGTTCCAATGAGCAGAGAAAAACGTATTTGATAAATGGAATAACCCCTGATGATTACCCTGCTGAATCAACTCCTGAAAATCCTCCTGCTGCGCACCCTGCTAGCACAAGCCCGAACAAAACCCCAAGTGCTATACAAAGTGGTAGTATTGAGGATATGATTGTACAGCACCTTGAGAACAAATTAGAAGACAAGGTGCAGACAAGCGTAAAGGTGATGAAAAATCAAGTAGCGACTGAACTTGAAAAAGCACAGGATACTTTACGACCTCAAAGTATAGAAATCAAAGGCAAACCAACAATTCATTTAGAAGACGATGAAATAAGACATCCTGCATTTGAGGATGTATTCGAAGCGTTATTCTACAAGCAGAATGTATGCTTGGTCGGTCATGCAGGAACAGGTAAAAGCACACTCGTAAAACAGGTCTGGGATGTTCTTGCCGATACAGAAGACTTACAAGCTAGCACAACTTTCCAGTATATTGGATGTTCAGCAGGGTTAAGTGAGGCACAGTTACTCGGTAAGATGGATGCACATGGAAAGTATCATACAGGACTTGCTGTGGATAAGTTTGAAAATGGTGGATTAAATTTATGGGATGAGGCTGATGCTATGGATGGTAATGCAGGACTGATTAGAAATGCTATGCTAGACGGACAAGGATATATAGCTGTACCGAATAGAACAGAAAATCCAATCGCTTGGAAGCATGACAAGTACTATGATGCTAGCTGTATGAATACCTTTGGTGATGGACAAGACTTTACATATAGTGGCAGAGGTCAACAGGATTCAGCTACCCTTGACAGACTAGGAGATACCACCATATTCGTTGATTATGACAAAGGGTTGGAGCTAGCACTTATTGGTGAAGAGGACAAAAGATGGGCAGATATGCTATGGAATCTTAGAGCTAATGCACAAAAAGAACATCTCCACGAACGTATTATAAGCACAAGGAGATTTGCAGATGCTCAGATATGGGCAAAAGCAGGCAAGTCAAGGGAGTGGTTTTTGGACAGAATAACAGTAGCTTGGACTGATGAGGAAAAAGATAAAGTAGCCCTTGAAGGACTTAAACAATCATACGGAGGTTAATGTGAGCAGAAAATACGAAATATTACAATTTGAATCACTTAAAGATATGCAAGCTGAAATAAAGCGTAATGGATGGGAGCATAGCAAAACTGAGCAGAGGTTCAATGATGAATGGACTTATGGAGAGCATTTTGATAATCATGATACTCACATGCTAGCACTTAATCATGGGCGTACTTCACCAAGTCTTATAATCCACTATAAGAAAATTAGAAATATGCTAGAACGTAAATTGAAAGTATCTAAATATGCAGGTCAAGGTCTTTCATGCAAGCGTAAACGTAGATTTACGGATGATGGGGATGAGATAGATATTGACAGATTTCTAGCAAATTCTGATAGTCCTTGGGTAGTAACCAAGCGTAAAAGCAAATCAAGGAACATCAAAATAGCAATTAACTTTGGATTATCTTGTGGTAATAATGAGCAGAGTTTTGCCAAGATTGTAAGTGCAGGAGCGTTCCTAAGTGATTTGCTTACCAAGATGGGATACTCTGTTGAGGTATGGGGAGTTGATGCAAGTGGTTACAGGGGTAGTTTAAAGTTGGATGAGGTATGCACAGCAATAAAGATAAAAGATAGTGGGCAAAAATTAGATGTGCAGCGTGTACTCAGCATAGGACTAACAGGATTGTTTAGAAATTTGATATTTGGTATCCTTGAAAAGAAATGGAAATCAGATAGCACACTTGGGTATCAGGTGCAAT